GACAGCATTGCTGTTAAACGTCGTGGTGCTGTACGTAAAGCTAAACTGTACTACCTGCGTGAGCGCACTGGTAAGTCTGCTCGTATCAAAGAGCGTCTTAACTAAGATTCGCTTTCGCGACATCCAAAGTTATTGTGTAAAAACAAGGGGTTGGCTTCGTGCCAGCCCCTTTTTTATTGCATGACGTCCACAAATTGCCCACACCGGGCGTGGACTGTGGACACTGTGGACGCCGGATACAGCCATAAAAAAACCCGCTTTCGCGGGGTTTCTTTCAGAATGCCATGTGTGTTTGTCCGCCGGATTTCGGGTGAGGCGGTGCGGCTGTTACCAGTGCGGGCTTATTAATCGATCTGACAAATGTCTCATGCGTTACGAACGTGTGGCCGCATTCCACGTTCTGGCACTGGTTGTAACGCTCTTTCGTTTGGGTGGACACCTGAAACGAAGAGCGGGTGTGCGCGGCGCTACCGCAGAGCGGGCAATTCATCATAGCAGGTTTCTCCAGTTTGCATTTTTGAGAATTTTATCCCTAAATCTTGCAAATTCAAATCTCTTCGTTATTCCATATCCAGATCTGAAATTTTCACCTCCAGTTCCAGCGCCGTGGTAAACCCGCTGTCGTTGATGGTGTTGGTGACAGTCGTGATGATCCAGTCAGCGGTATCAATGACCGGCTTGAACCCCGATACCCTTACGGGCTGCTCGGGAAAGAGTTCCTCGCGACCCATTGCCAGGGTGATAGAGAACGACGCAACACCGCGCTGGATACGCGACCAGTGCTCTTTTGCTGCACGTTCCGCATTGCTCTTGTTGGCGTAAGTACGACTCAGGACCAGGACATTTTCATCACTGCCAACCAGATACTCACCCTGTTTAGCCTCAGGCGTTTTAGTTTTGGCCGTGGTCTTCCTCCGTCGACGGCGCTTAACCTTCACTGTCGGTTTCTTTTTGGCTTCCCTGGTATGAAGCCAGGATGCCACTACGCCCGTATAGGCGCTACGGTCGATAATGCTGAATCGGTGCTGATCACCAGAGCTGCGGGTGATGGTGGCGACCGGCAGTGCCTGACCGCTGGCAGACTTCCCCTGGCCCTGCCGGATGAACATCAGATTCCCGGATTTTACTGCTGCTATTGCCCCGTACATCTTCGCGAGGCGCGCCAGAAATGACCCGTCAGATTCATTTGTCTGGTCGATGTGATCCACTTCCTGTGCCGCCATATCCTTACCCACAGCGACTTTTAGCTTATGCCGGGCGGCTATCTCCTGCATAACCTGGCCTATTGTCGTTTTATGCCAGGATTTCTCCCGTTTGATATTGAGCGTCTGCCGGAAATCGGCACTGCGAGCGCGCACGCTGATGCGGTCCGGCGCTCCGAAGTGCTCGATCTCATCAACGGTAAAATCCCCTTTGACCTCCAGTGCCTGACCTTTCCAGCCCAAGGCAAGTGAAAGTACCGCGCCACGAACCGGCATTTCCAGCAGGCCGTCGGCGTCGTCCAGCTCAATGTCCAGCAGGTCGGCTTCAAATCCGCGGTTGTCAGTGTGCGTCAGCGAGATCAGCCGGGGCGAGAGATCGGCGGTAATGTCTTTATTGCTGACCCGTATCCGATAATCTGGCACGACTTCAATTCCGGACAACATTGTCATTTCTGTCATTGCAGAAGACTCCCGACGCTATTTGTTACTGAACTTGCAGCGTTTTTGGCGGCACTTATAGCGTTATCCTTGAGTTCTGAAAGCTGCCCTGACAGGTCCCCGAGCATTTGTGTCAGTGATTCGTCCATCCGGGTTAGCTTGATGGTGAAATCTATTTTGCGCGGCGCACCGCTGCTGACCTGGTCGGTTTCTGTTTTGCCTATTTCGGAAATAACAAACATACCGTAAATCGTCCCGTCACCACGTATCAGCGGCCAGCCGCGCCCGGTTTCTGCCATTTGCTCCAGCACAAGCAAAGACAGCTTGCCACCAGTTACCGACGGCATCAGCACGCCGGACAGTGTGATGCTGTCGGAATCTGGCCCCAGGAATTGCATCGTCGGGCGCTTCCCCACTCGGTTGTTACTGGCGTGCCGCCATTGCTGTTGTTGCTGCAATTGCTGAAAGGGTATTGTTTTCAGCATAAACACAAAGAACCCCAACACCATCATCATGAAAAATCTCCCGTATCGCTATATCTGCCACGACGTGCGGCTGCCTCTCTGCGTTGCGTGTCTTCCAGTTTTCGCAGTACCCGCTCAACCAGGTCATCTGCGTTTTCGCCGGGTAGTTGGTTAATATGGAAAACTGCCTGAACTGGCGCAGGCTGAATGAACCCGTTAGCCTGACTACCACCATGTGCTTGAGTCGCTTCCCGGTATTCACTGGCGGGCAAGCTGAACGGATGCAGCGGTTTAGCGGCGACGGGCTGCGCAAGGCTTCCCATCGCTAACATCGTTGCTGTAGCTAATGCCGCCGCACGGTTTCGTATACCTAATGAATCGTCGGACAGTGACTCCATCATGAGAGGTGCTGCGGTGCGGGTTTCTGCCTGGAGGCGAATTGGGGCCAGCATTCGCGCGGCGGTAAGCTGTGAGGCGTCGCCGTTGTTATAGGCGCTGGCCGCGGCAGCGGCTAATGCTGCTGTTTTGCGACGACTGGTAATATTGGCCGGGCCATTTACCAGCTCCGGGCCATACTCCCCGACGATGCCAACCTGACCAGAGGGAATAAAGCCGCCATTATCGTGCATTGGAATTTCATACGGCTGGTAGGTGTATTTCCCCGGTGTTGCTATCCCGTAATTACTGTAACCGCCAGGCGCTGGAATCGGAGAGGGGCCAGGCCTGGTGCTTTCATCCACTTTTGGCAGATTCGTTGATTTTTCCTGAACAATCCCCAGCTTTTCAAGCAGCCAGCTTATGCCCTCTTTGAGCGTGTCCAGCGGATGCATGACCATATTCAACCCGTCAGCCAGTGCCTGACCAAAAGCCCGGCCCATCGATGCGGCGTTGTTCAGTTCTTCTGCGGTGGATTTTACCGGCGTCAGTAAATCCCTGAACCAGCCAAACAGTGCCTGAATCTTGTCACCTATCCACTCAAACACAGGGCGAACCGGGGCAAAAGCCTGTTCGATGGGAGCGGCAGCGGCTTTGAAACCCTCTACGACACCTGACAGAAAAGCGCTGATTGGCTCCCAGTATTTCCAGATGACCAGCGCCACCGATGCAAGTGCTGCAACAACCAGGCCTATAGGGCTGAGCAGGACCCCCAGAAGGGTCGAAATACCCATCAGCGCGATGCGTAATACTGCAATAGGACCGGATGCCAGCGCACTCAGAAGGCGACCCAGAGAACTCAGCGGGTTGAGAAAAACACCCAGGGCGGCAGACAGACCGGACATCGCCCCACGGAAAAGAGAAGCAGGCACACCCGCAATCGCTGACAGGGCATTTCCGGTAACTCCGGCGGTGGCACGTAGCGCGGTCAATGGGGCTGTCAGTAACCCGGTGCTACCCGACGCACCACGTAACCCACTGCGTAACACTTTCAATGGCGCCGATCCCAGCCAGGACAGAATGTTGCCTGTTCGCTGTGCCGCCGCCGAGAGCACAGGCAGGGATTTGATACCGAGAATATTCAGACTCAGCCGGGCCAGCGCCAGCGGGCCAAGTACGGCAGCAACTGCGATGCCGAGCGTACCGAGAATAACCAGCAGCACCGCCATGGCAGCGGTGGCTTTCATGATTGCGCCAGCCAGTTCCGGGTTAGCTTCAATCCATCGCCGGATAGTACCGGTGACGGATTTTATCATTTGCATGATATCCATCAGTGGGCCGCGCAGCGTCTCGCCCAGACTGCTCATTGTGTTTTGGGTACCTGCTTTGACCAGCATCCACTGCGCTGACAGCGAGTCTGCGTTGATGTCAGACTCTTTTTGCATTGACCCTTCGGAGGCTTTTCCTTTGACTAAAGCTAATTGCTTGTATAGCTCACCCATGTTATTTGCCAGCTTGCCCGCATCCTTACCGTACTCTTTGCCAAACAGTTGCGTCAGGACGTTCATTTGTTTATCTGGTGCCAGCTTATTAATCATCTCCAGCACCTTGATGATGGTTCCCATGGAGTCCTTCGCCATGGCCTTCTCAAGCTTTTCAGGATTAAGCTTCAACGTGTCCATGCCATCCATAAACCGGTTAGATTGCATGCTGGCAATGGACAATTCGCGCACCATGGCAGTTGCGGCTGTTGCTGCAACTTCGGGCCCGGCACCGAGGGTCAGGAATGTAGAGCCGAGCGCAGCCGCTTTTCTAAAGTCGAGCTTATCTGCAACGCCGCCCATGCGTTGCATGACGTTGATAATGTCCGCACCTTTTGACATGGCGTTATCGTCGAGGTAATTGATCACGTCCCCGAGCTGCTCAATGTTTTTTATTGGAACTTTGTATAAGTTGGCGATCTTACCGAGGTCTTCTGCCAGTTGATCGGCGGGCAGCTCAAACGCGGTTGCCGCTTTAGCAGACACCGAGGCGAAATTGAGCAAATCTGTTTTCAGTTCCTCCCATGTTTTGGCATCTTTACCGATCCCCATTCGCGCGCCACCTTCAACCAGGTTGGCATAGTCAATCGCGCCGTTTTGCATCGGCAGTTTTTCCGCTGCAGCTTTGATTTCCTTCTGCATTTCATAGAATTGTTCGGTGCGATTCCCTTTATCGTCGCGCAGGCCATTAACCTGCTTTGCCACTCCCTTCATGGCGTCTTCAAAGCTAGCGTATTCTTTCACAGCGGCGACAACCGGCGCGCCGATCCCCACGCCAGCCGCCGTAGTTGTAGCCGATGCCCCCGCGATACGGTCCCTGACTTCAAGTGTCTTGCTGTACTGGTTGCGGGCGTTTGATAACCGACGCTGTTGCTCCCCGGCACGCTTAAGCCGCGCCTCCTGCTCTGCCAGTTCCGTGTTAAGCCTGGCCGTCTGCGTCCTGATTTGTTCCGTTGCGCCCGCTGCGTCTTTTGACGAAATCCCCATGCGGTAGAGTTCGGCGCGGAGCGTGCCGAGCTGCTGCGCCTCTTTCTCCTGCTGGGTTTCCAGGCGTGAGACGGCGCGCCACTGGTCATCAACGGCTTTGGTCTGTTTCTTTGTCGGATTTTCCAGCCCGGAGAGTTCGCGCGTCATCATCTGTGCGCGCAGGCGGGCTTTTTCCAGCTCGGTATCCAGGCGACCAATCGACGTTGTCAGCGTGCCGATGCTGTTCAGTTTTGTTCCGGCATCGTCGAGGGATTTCAGCGCATCGCGGGACGCTTTGACGGCGGCAGCCAGCTCTTTTGTGCTGGCGCGCGCCTCTTTGAAAGGGCGGGTCAGTTTATCGACCGCGCTTAAAACTACCTGCAACCGGAGATTCTTATCACTCATCTGATGCCCCGCTACGTAAAATCGCCTTATGTCGCCACTCCAGCAACTCAGTGAGTGACATCACGTCCGTAACGGGTGGCGTCCAGTGAAAGATGGTGGCGATGTCTGCCACCAGGTCTTCTACCGTCAGGCTGTCGGGGAATCGGCAATCACCGATTTCTTCAACAAAAAATAGACCACCTCAACGGACAGAGTGAGCAGATCTGCCGGGTCCATCTGATTGATTTCGGCGGGCGTCAGGGCAGGGGTTGTGACGCGAGGCAATACAACAGTCATTGCGTTTACATCCATATCCATCAATGCCTGTAAACGAGTACCTCGCAATGCGCCCGCCTGGGGTTTGCGGATCACTACGCTTTCGATAAGCTGATTACCGCGTTGGATAGGAGTGTCGAGTTCAACGTTTTTTTCAGTTGAAATAACAGTTACATCAGCAGTTTCGTTTTTCATTTTTTATTCCATTCAGAAAACAGAGAATATGCGGTGCGACTAAGCGCACCGGAATTATCAGAGGCCAAGCGCGCTACGATGCGCTTCCATCAGATCGACGCCATTAACGATTTCGACCATATTCAACACGTCCACCTCATAGCAAACCTCACCGTTAATGGTCAGTTTTGCGTATGTATTGACGCTGGATACCTTCGTCGTGTTGCTTTCGCCGGTTTTCAATTCGCCACCGTCGATCTCTTTATGACGACCACGCACGACTAACTCCACGGCCTGTACTTCGGCGGTATCGTCACGCTGGATGGACCCGGTAAAGCGCAACTGAATACCGTCGGCTGTTGCTGTGCCCATTTGCTTGAATAACAAAGCCTCCATGCCTCCGATAGAAAATTCAGTGTCCAGCGCGCCGTCATCCAGCCCCATGTCGATGTCGACCGCGCCAGGCATACCGCCGCCACGGTATTTCTCAAATTTGCGTGTAAACTTCGGCAGCGTTAACGACTCGACGATCCCCTGCCAGTTGTTGCCGTCGTTGAACAAATTCAGGTGTTTTAACTTGCGAGGTAATGCCATGTGCTTTCTCCTTACGCGCTGACCTGGCTTGCGAAATCAACCAGGTACTGATCGGTGATACGCTGGCGCAACATCAGATTTTCCAGCGGCGGGACGGGGGTATAGTCATAGTCGATGGTGAGTTTGCCCGCCTTGAGCGTGTCTTTGTCGTTCACGGACTCATCCAGCCAGGCGTTAGCCCCGATGATGTATCCCTGGCCCACGAGGCTGCGGAATTTCGCACGAATACCTTCAATGATGTCGCGGGCTAGAGACGGGTTCAGTGGTTTATCCACCGCCCACATATGCGCCTCTGCGATGGTGTCCGCGATCACCTGCGCGGTGCGGGTATAGTTTTCAAAGGCGAAGAGTGGATCATCACTCAGGCAGCGGGAACCCCAGAAGCGATAGCCGTCCTGACGGATTAGCGTGGTGATGTCGTTCTGGTTCAGCAGACCGGCATCCGTCGCCGGGTCCTGTAAATCCCAGAAAACATCGGCGCTGATCCCGGTTACTCCGTTTACCGCGACATTGGACAGGCTCTTATGCCAGCCGGTGTCGTTATCGATTTTTGCCCGCATACCGAGTGCGCGGGCGGTAGCGTATGCCGTGGCATCTGCCTGTGTAACCGTGTCGAAATTGATGAAATCAGGCCAGATCAGCATACCTTCGCGCTGTCCGAAGTTGGCCCGGTATGCGATCGCTTCCTCGACAGTTTTGCAACCATACGCTGAAAGGTAAGCAAAGCCGCGTAAGCTCTGTGCAACACTCAGCAGCTCTGTTGCAACAGCCTGAGTATCATGACCGGGTACGCCGAGAATACGCGGTTTCACCCCGCATTTGGCCTTTGCTGCCAGTAGCGCTTTCATGCCAGTACGTTTACCTTCGGCGGTCACACCACCGATGATATTCGCCGTGGTCTCGGCTTCGGTTTCACCCTGGGCAACGCGTACTACGACGGTCACGGGTTTGGTCTGATCGGCAATAGCATCCAGCGAGCGTGCCAACGTGCCAGATTCACCTGCTTTACCGCTGGCGGTCAGTACATCGGTGAGAAGTACCGGTGTGTTTAACGGAAATGTTGATGCATCGGCGTCGTCTGCTGTGCAGACCATACCGACAATTGCGGTACTGACTGTTGTAATTGAGCGGGTCCCGTCGTTGATTTCCTCAACGCGGACGCCGTGATGATAATCCTGAGCCATTTAGCGAATCTCCACATGTGGTGTGCTTCGCTATGTTGGAAGGTGCGCCAGAATTGCGCATCTCCGTGGCGTTGTGTCGGCTTTCGTACAATGGGAAACTACAACATGGTCATTTTTAGCCGTGGCGGCCAGCGTATCGAGTACCGTCACTTTTGGCCATGCTGCAGCTCATTACTTGCCGGATTAAGCGTATTAAGCAGGCAAGGGCGGCCACTCGGGGATGGATGGTTTAACCCGCATTAATAACACCCTGTAGTTTCTCCATGCTGCGAGTTCAGCTATCTCATCATCCGTGGCGATGCCCGCCGTGACGGCATCCTGACGCCAGGCAATTTCGGCATCTGCCGTCGTGCGTAATGCTGACTTTTTCTGCTCAGCGTCTGCAATTAATTGCTCCTGGGTGGGAGGTGGGATATCGCCCCAGGCTGGTAAACCGCCTGAAACAATCCGCACTTTGCCATCAACATATGAGGTATATTCAGCGAAGATTTCATCTGAGATTTCAATAACGTCAGTTAAATTCCAGCCAGCTTCACGATATCGATCAAGCTGAGCAATTTCAAAAAATGCGTTATTTTGTGCTGACCATACATAACCCGGCATTTTCAAACCCCCATTGCAATCCAGTCAAAGCCGATGGTGTCATTAGCGCTACCCTTTAAAATCGTTGCACCAATATTGTTCCTGCCCATATGACCCAGCGGGTTTTGCCAGCCGGTAACAACAAGTGCATAGCAGGTGTTAGGGAAGGGCGTTGGAAACTTAAACTCGTAACCGCTGTTTGTAACGGTCGCTGAATTACTGCCGGACTTAAAAATCATTCCTCCCAACTGATAACTACCCACGGCCTGAAATGCACCGCCTGTTTCGTTCAGCCCAAGATATTTCAGCAACCCTGCGACATCTTTTCCCGATAATGCCGTGAGGGTGCTGTTTAGCGGCTGTTTATTTGCTAAAAGACTGGTCATAGTTGCTGCGAAATTCGCATCATTCCCCAGCGCAGCGGCCAGTTCGTTCAGAGTGTCCAGTGCCGCAGGAGCTGAACCAATTAACGAGGCCAGCGCCGCTTTAACAAATGCCGTGGTTGCCAGTGAGGTGTCATTTGCTGTTGGGACAGGCGTTGGGGCTTTAGGAGTGCCAGTAAAAACCGGGCTGGCACGTGGCGCATACTGCGGGTGGGGATCTATCGCGTTGATATGGATAGACATCAAATTATCAGTATACGCGCGTCCCGCCGTGTCCTGATCGTCAACGTATTTGCGCGTAGCCAGTACTACGGATGGGTCTATTTTCAGTGTCACGGCGTCAGTACTGCTGACGATCAACACCATGCGTATAACCTGTGTACGGCCTGACCCCTCAGAAAGCACTGGCTTGTATGTTTCCGCGCAGTTAGCAACTGCGATAAGTTCTCCCGCGTCGTCATACAGACCAATTTCACGTATCCAGAAGCCTCCCTCATCTTCCGGGATAATCTGCTCTGCAATAATCTGACTACTGTTCAATGGGTCGATACTCAGTGAATTAACCACAGCACGACGGCGCTCATTGACCAGTTTTGTCTGTGATGAAGACGGGACCGGTAGAAAACCACCGCCGTCACCTATCGCCATCTGGGTAATTTTTACCTGTGTCCCCAACGCTGTAGCTTGCGCAATTTTTACCGCGCCGCGCTCGGTTAACAGTGCGAAATATTTAGCCGCCATTTTGTACCCTCATCGTATCGATTGTGTGGATAGCCGCGCCTGTCCATGGCGTACCGCCTACCTGAATTGTTTCTGGCATGTAGGGATAAACCGTCAACGTTTCGCCGGTATAGCACCCAACCCCTGTGTTTATTTTCCCCTGACTTTGCAGATTTATACTCATACCCAGCATGTGCCGGGAGCATGGCTTTGCATCACTAATTAACCGTTCCAGTTCGGCATATGTTTCTTCTGAAATACCCTGTTCCTGAACACCGATATCCAGCCTGAACGTGCCAGGCGGGTCGCCGTTCTGCCACCATTCAATTACTCGGATCAGGAAGCCAAATGGCTGAACCACACGGCGGATAGCGCTGATGGTGCCTTTGTGCTGATGAATATAGAAAGCATCCTGAATAACCTGGCGTTTTAAACTTTCTGACCAGCTCTCATCCCAGCGATCAACCGAAAACGCCCAGGCGAGATAGGGCAAAAAGCTGGCGGGGCAGGCCGCCGGGTTCCACAGATCACGTAACGGGACATCCAGCCCGCTGATACCACTGCATACCTGTGTTAAGCGTCGCTCAAGCGCGCTGGAGCCGGTGGGTAACAAACTGTTATTCATCTGTGCCCCCGCCTGTTACCGACCAGTCTGTACACCATGACGCCTGCGTTTTATCCAGTACCACGTCGGCGGCTGGAAAAGTCAGTTCGACGCGCTGCACTCCCTCAACGTGTAACGCTGCGTAAATTGCTGAGCGTCGGATATCGCGCCCCAGGCGCTGCACACTGGCTATATAGCTCTGGAGCCTGGTTTTTGCGGCGGCAATGATGGGTTCAGCTTCTGGCCCAGGGTAGAAATAGAGCGTGGCTGCAATTTTATAGGGCACAATTTGCGCGGCCTGGACTATGAGACGATCAGCAACCGGCCTGATAGTCTCGTCATTCAAAGCCGCTGCAACAGCATCGACGAGATCAGCGGGTGGCGTTCCGTCACCATCGCGACCCAGTACGGTTACAACAACCTGTGCAGGTGCTGGGCTTGTTGCTGTTACGTCTGCAACGCGTCCATCGGCGCTACGAGCATGAAACTCGTAAGCTGCGGTTGGTCCGGCAACTGAAAGCCCTTCAAATGCGGATTGCACGCGAGCGCGCAGATCATCATCAGCCTCCATCACTGCATCGACCGGCGGTACTGCCGCTGTATCGGCTGGCGTAACTGTCAATCGTTCAACGTTGAACAGGGCGCCGAGCTGGTCAAGGTCTGTATTCAGTGCATAGGCCAGCATGACCGCCTGTGCCGCTTCGTTGATACGCTGTCGTAAAAGAATTTCACGGTAAGTGTTTTCCTGGAGGATTTTCACCATTGGTTCAGATTCCAGTGCTAACGCTCGTGTAACGGATTCCTGCTCATCTCGCGGATAGAGCGCGATGAGTTCCGCTTTACGCGCAGCCAGCAGGATTTCAAAATCCGGGATGTCGATGAGCTCCGGTGCGGGCAACTGCGATAAATCTACTGTGCTCATTAGACCCCCACATCAACACTGACATTCAACGGCGAGCCATCAGCGCGCCAGCCTGTTAACTCAATAACCATCTTTCCGTCTGCCGTGGTCTCGATAGAAATGCTGCTTAATCTGATGCGTGGCTCCCATTGATTCAGTGCGCTGTAGACTGCCGCATACACACGCAGTCGGTTTGCCGTGTTCTGGGGGGAATCAATGAGGGAAAAAAGTAAGGAGCCATACTCGCGGCGGTTAATGCGTGAGCCTACCGGTGTAATGAGAATATCGCGCACAGACTGGCGAATGTGCTCCAGATCGGTGATAGCAGCGCCGCTTTGTTGGTTCATGCCGAGATACATCATGCCGGGCCACCTGTATTTGAACCACCGCTGCTTACACCCCCGTGTTTATGGGTGTGAACAACGATGCCATTAGATGACATTTTGCCGCCGCTCTGCTCTACCGTGCCGTTAATGCTCGTTTTGGCTGCCGAAATTTTGAGATTTGTTGTTGTTATTTCGATACTGTCGGGGGCGTTAATAACCACACTTGACGCGGCTTTGATTAACCATTGACCCGTCTCAGGCTCATACTCAAGCCAGCCCCCATCAGGAAATGACATCACCATCGCCTCTTCCGATGTGGAAGGGGGAGTAGCGTCGTTGGAATAGATGCCCGGCAACACAAACGCCGTGGTGAGATCGCCGCCAATCGATAGCAAAAGTACCTGCTCGCCAACAGACGGTTTCCACCATGTGCGTGATTTACCCGCTCGCATAGTGAGCCAGTTCAGCCAGTTTGTTTCGAGATCGCCTGTCTGTACGCGGCATAACCATTCATCGGCGTCGACTTCTGTCACAACGCCGATGCGTACGATATTGAGTAACAGGCGATATAACTCAGCCAGGGAGTTTTCAGAGTTCGGTTTCATAATGATGAGTATTCCAGTAGGCGGCAGGCGCGTTTAGTGCCTGCCGTTGTAGGAAAAACCAGACAATTAACGAGAAAGGTGCTCAAGGATCAGATCGGTGATCAGTTCATTTGATACGTCTGAAATGCCAAGCAATTGACGGGTAGGGTAAGTGATTTCCGGGCCTTTTTTGCTTACCCGGTCGCGCAAACCGTAATGGTGAATGCGGGCTATACGACGGGCTTTCGCATCAAATTCAACACCGGCGGTGTTCCCAGTGATTTGAGTTTTCAGGTACCGCGTCGTGCGCATTTTTGAAAACATTTGTCTTTTGATTCGCCCTTTTTTCGCTCGTAGCTGGGGTTTTCTTGGCTCAAATGCGCTGCCGTCAGGGTTTTTCTGCTGTTGTATGTTTTTTTGCTGTTGCTGGCGCAGCCGGGTTGCCACATCACGCAGGAGCTTGCGCCGCTGTTGTGCGGTCAACTTTTCCAACAGCGCATTAATCCAGGACTCGACATGGACGATATTATCCATGGCGATGATCCAGCCAGATTTCAGGCTCATCCGGTTCAGTGGCTGCGGCAACGGTCGCTATGCCGCCACTTTCTGTGACAATCACGCGCTCAGTCAACATCAGATAAATAGCGATATCCACCAGGTCATTGCGGATAATGTCGACTTCAAAGCGAAAGATTTTTTCCCGCAATTCCGGGTTGTTTAATGCGTCGGGCTGATGCGTGGATAACCAGTTGCAGACGACGGCAGTCACGAGATTTTGATCGCCGGCAAAATCGGTTATCACTGCGTTGAGGGTGTAGCGGTACTCCCAGCCGTTTGCGGGAAAGTCCGAACTGACTACGGACCCTTTATCAACATAGAGCTGTAATGCATCCGGGTTGTGACCCAGGTATTCAATCCCCTGGCTTAAAGCTTGCCGCAGAGAGTCGGGTTTGTTCATCAGTTTTCTCCTGGCAGTCCACTATCATGTCTACTTTCGCAGTGCACAACGCCCAGTCTTTTTCAGCCTGGTCTTTGGCTGCTGCAAGCTCGCCATTCGTTGCGGGATCACTGGCCTGTAGTTCGCACCGCGTCACTTTCGGACAGGTACTGAAGGTAAGCGTCGGCCCCGACAATTGCCGGTCTGGTGTGCAACCGGATAATGTCAGCAGGCAAAGCAGAGCCAGCCCAGGCGCTATTTTCTGGTTTATCATTGATGACCTTCTTGACGTTGGCTGCGCGAAGATTTGATGCGGATTCGATACCGGATGACTTTTGCTGTAACCCGACCTGGTATGCGTCATTCATACGGTTCAACATATTGGTAGCGATGAGCTGACTGTTTGCACGTGACAAGTCGGCCTCTTTAGTCGCAATTGTTTGCTCTTTTTCGCCAATGGTTTCATGCGCCCGGAGAAGCTGCCAGCCCAAAAAAGCCGACAGCACAAGCAACATCGCCATAAAGCCAATCATGCCGCGTGATAACATCATTGGCCGACTCCCTTAATGCACCAGGCTAACTCACGCGCGCGGCGCTTTTCCAGTCCGGCACTTTTGACACCATCGATATAGACCCAGCGCGGCAATTGATTACAGGCCTGCCACCACTGCTGGCGTTTGAGAAATTCCACCATGGTTGACCGGCAGATTGCACCGGTCCCGACATTGAAAGAGAGGCTGACCAGTGCGTCATAGACTGACTGCGGCATTTTGACCGGTACACAAACAGCCAGACGACGTTCAACCAGAAATACATCTGTCACAAAATTATCCGCGGCCTGACGTTCGCTGATTGTCTGACCGGGTTTAACGCCTGCCGTATGTCCGATCCCGCTGGTCCATACTCCGGCACTGCATTTGTAAGGGGTGAGCTGGCAGCCCTCATAATCGGCAATGAGTCGCAAGCCTTCCGGTGAGGTTTGCAGTAACTGATATGAGGGGAGTGTTGCGGCAATCGTCAGGATCACCGCCGCGATACAGCGTTTAACGATTTGCACGCTCGTAGTCCTCCGCAGAGATTTTACCGGCGGCCAGGAGCTGAAAGGTTTTACGGCGGTAATACCAGTAAACAGCGAAGGTACATGCACCGATCAGCATTGCAAAAACAGAACTGAGGTCTTTCACAGAAAAATCGCCCAGCCATGCCAGAAAAACCGCGATTGCATAAGTGATTGCTGCGTTGATGCGTTCTGCGTTCATTCCACTACTCCCACAGCTTGATGGTCTGTGTGACCGTTGATGACGATGCCTGCTCAGGCAATTCAATTTCCAGACCATGCGGCAGCACTGGCCCCATATCGGCAAGGCCGGGGTTCGCGTTTAACACGATTTCCGTCATGCCCTGTGTTTTGCCGTAGTAGCGCCAGCAAATGGCATCCACGGTGTCTGATTGCTGTGCCCGGACTTTCATCAAATCAGCTCTACTGTCATATGTGGCAGATCACGAAGCCGCGATAATGCCCAGCGCACGTCACGCCACACATCGCCGAGCGATGTTTCCAGCTCATCAGCCTTTTTGTTTCCTTCACCAGTTGAGTCAAAATCCCGGTAACGCTCGATCAGACTGGCTTTTGCCCAGCCAAAAACGGCGCAGCGGTAAAGCCGGACCCGTTCGCTTTCACCGTCGATCTTCTCGGCGGGAACCTGTTCCAGTGTCTCCAGTCCGCGTGCCATCTGTTTTTCGCGGAATGTGTACAGCTCGGCGTTGACCTCTGAAATTGCTGTCAACAGCGCAGAACGAAGCCTCTCAGGCGTAACTGTGCCGTCTGTTCTCATAGACGCCCGGTAATCTGCGGGTCGGATTTCAGGCCAAAAGAAGGTGTTTTTGATAACGTCCTGCGCGCTCTCTTTCGCCGGTTCTGGCGAAACGAATTTCATGTTCATTGTTTTCCCCGATAGTTGGGCGGTGGACGGGGTTTTGATGCGGCTGAAAGCCTGTCTCCACCCCGTGCCGCCCCGCGCGTGGGCACGATTCATTAACCCGTCACGGCTTTACGTAAGCGGGCCTCAAGTTGTTTGATGTCAGTTTTTACGCCGATGTTGTTATCCAGTTGAACAGCCCGTTTGAGGTAATTCAGTGAAGCGACAGCCTGATCGTTGGCCCGTAAGGCATAACCCATTGCTTTAAAAAGACGTGCGCGGGACTGGTCAGGCATATCTTCGTCATCAACCAGGTCAACAACTTGTGTCAGAATGGCAGCGCTGAATTCTTCATCTGCTGTGAAAGCGCGCATTGCAACGTCAGAGAATTCTTCGGCAATGGCGGTTCCGGTTGTTCGGTTGAAACGGTCCGGCATCACCCAGCCGTGCTTTACCGCGTGACGGGCGATATCGAGTGCGCCGGTATAATCCCCTGCGTCGATACGCCAGATCATAATGAACATCGCGACATCGTCCTGATTCGCTGAGTTGGCCTCAAGTAACCCTGCCACCCAGGCGGCATAGGCAGGAAGAAACTCACGTTTCAGTGCGGCCTTGCGTTCATTAGACTGCACGCCTTTGAGGCGCCTGCGATGCTCGGAGAGCTGCAACAACATCCGGTTATAGCCAGACAATGCCGCTGTGGCATTGCCGCCCTGACGGGCGGCCTCCTGTGCCTGGATATACTGCGTATGCGTTCGAAACGGATTCATCGTTACGCCCCGGAACCCGCATTACCTGTCGAGGCCTGACCGCTCAATACACCCTGAACCGCAGCAGAAACGATTTCCTGGATGTTTTCAGTTGTCAGCGGTACGCCGGAATTACCGTCGGCTTGTTCGGCCAGCATTTCGATATTCTCAATCAGGCACGCGCAGTCATAATCTTCAACAACATAGGCTTCATTGATGGATTCGAAATTCTCCACACGGTCACGTTTTGGATTATCGATAACCGAGCGACGGCGGGTTTCGGACTGCCAGTAAATGGAGAGGTTATCAAGGCGGGTGATCAGCATGGCATTGGCCGGGAAGAACGGCACCCGGACCGCAGGCAGATTGCCGATACGCTTCTGGCTGATAATAAGATCTGCTGCGAGTGATTCGCTGTTAGGCTGGTCGCGGTTGACGATCGGGAAATATTTGTCAGCCAGCAGAGCGCGACCACAAATCACGACCAGTTCAGTATCTTCCTGATACCATGCGGCAATTTTTTCATTAACCGCGCCCATTACCAGCGCGTCGAGATTTTTGAAATCGCCTGCCTTGCCAACACGGATCACCTGTGAAATTACCTGGCCATCTTCACCGATAACTTTATCCAGTACCTGAACGGGTTTTTCCTGGCGAATTTTTTCAAGCCAGCCGATGTTCACATCCTGGAGTAAAGGATTCGCCACACGGTCAGAGGTTTTTTCACGCTTCACACCATTGAAACCGATCATGATGCGGTCAAGCGCCTGGCGCTGGATGATAGCGTCGCGGATGCGGGTCTGAAAATCCTGAAACTTAGCCCACAAATCCAGCTTCTGATACGGTAGGGCGGTATCAAAGTTGGTCTGCGTGCATTTGTAACCTTCGCCGTCAATGTAGGTTGGGTCAGTAGGCTCGCGGTCTTTCTGGGTGGTGTCAGTTGTACCCGCGATAGTGGCGCCGATGCCGAGGCCGAGACGTTCCCCGGATTGCTCATCCACCGGAATAATATTGATTTTTTGCAAGAAGCTGGAAGATTCCTGAATTTTGGTTTCCAGCGTCTGTGCCACTGATGGCGCGGCAGTGTATTTTTTCGCGACATCTTCGGCAGTAATACCATTCAGCTCTGCTAACTGCGTCAGATAGCCATTGAATTTAAAGCGGGTTTCTTTTTTCATTACGCTGTTGCTCCGTCAGCAGTTGGTCAGGTTTTCGTTGTGATTGCCGCTACCCGTTGCCTGCGGGCGAAAATCGCTTCGACTGTCCTGAGTGGAAAGCTGGGTTTTCAGCTCGGTAAATTCTTTCGAAAGCGTTTCAAGCTGCCGTGCATAGCCGCCCTGTTTTTCGCTTAGTGAGGTCACGCTTTCTGAAAGCGTCTGATGCTCCAGCGCAACGACTTCAACTGCCTGGTGCACATCAGAAAAACGTTTATCGTCACTGGTCGTTTTTGCAGAAAACAGGCTTTTGATACGTTCCAGAATGCTGACTGAGTCGGTTACATCCTCAAACTCGATTACAGTTTCTTCTGCTGCGGTGAAGAGATTCCCTGCGTCGAGTTTGCGACGTGCCAGTGGGTTTACCGGTGCTGTCGCGCTGAACTGCAACATTTCCGTGCCCAGGCTTGCAGGATCATCAGTGACAGCCAGGCCAACCAGATAGGCTTTTCCGCTATCGGCGAAAGCAGGGTTTACCTCCATGGAGGTGAAAAGCTTTTGCCATTTGTCCGTGAGCGCTACGAGGTCATCTGTCGGAGATAACCATGCATAAAGCGCCATTTTCCCTTTCAGCGTACCTTCGGAAATTTCAGCCGCTTCGAGCTTGTCCACTTTCCCGTAGCGGCGAAATGGGCTATCAGCGGTATAACCTTTGATGTGTTCCATATTGACCAGGGCGGTATATACCGTCGGGTCATAGGTTTCAGCCATCTGCGTTAACCAGTCGCGCTCAATAGTGCGCCCGTCAGTCGTGGCACCTTCTACCCCGACACGAAAACGCTTTGATTTTTTTGCCATCTCTCCGGCTCCGGTTGTTTCGTAACATGTTCAGAGCCTTATGTTTGCGGCGATGGGGAGTGATAAACAACGCGGGGCCATTGTGGGGAAAATGGCACAACTTAGCAGAGAGGTTAAGGAGAGCAGCGGGCCGTAGTCTTGCGGCATGAACCCGACACTAATCAATCCCGCTCTCGACCCGCGAAAACAGGCCATGTTCCTGTATTTCAGCGGCATACGCATAGCCCGCATTGCTGAAATGCTGGGCGAGAAAGCCGCAACTGTTCACAGTTGGAAAAAGCGTGACAAATGGGCCGAGATCGGCCCGCTTGAACAGATGCAGCTCACAACGGCAGCGCGCTATTGCCAGTTGGTTATGAAGCAGCAGAAGGAGGGGCGCGACTACAAAGAGATTGATCTGCTTTCGCGACAGGCAGTACAGCAGGCAAGGATCGGGAAATTCAATAACGGCGGTAATGAAGCCGATCTGAATCCCAAAGTTGCCAACCGTAATAGCGGGCCGCGCAAAGCACCTGAGAAAAATGTCTTTACTGACGAGCAGATCGAACAACTCCAGGAGATTTTCCAGGCTGGGATGTTCGAATACCAGAAGCACTGGTGGCGAGCTGGCGTTGAAAACCGTATCCGCAATCTGCTGAAATCCCGCCAGATAGGGGCGACTTACTATTTTGCTCGTGAGGCGTTAATTGACGCACTTACAACCGGGCGAAACCAGATTTTCCTTTCAGCAAGCAAGGCTCAGGCGCACGTCTTCAAACAGTACATTATTGAGTTTGCCAGAGAGGTCGATGTCGACCTGAAAGGCGACCCAATGACACTGCCCAATGGCGCGACATTGTATTTCCTCGGCACTAATGCCCGCACCGCGCAGAGTTATCACGGCAACCTTTACCTTGATGAATACTTCTGGATACCTAAATTTCAGGAGCTGCGTAAAGTCGCATCGGGTATGGCGCTACATAAAAAATGGCGTCAGACCTATTTTTCAACCCCTTCCAGCCTGACGCACAGCGCTTATCCGTTCTGGTCCGGTGCGTTGTTCAACAAGGGCCGTCCTAAAGCGGACCGCGTTGAATTTGACCTTTCACATACGCATTTGGCGCGTGGGGTCCGTTGCCCGGACGGTCAGTATCGCCAGATTGTGACGATAGAGGATGCTGTCAACGGCGGATGTAACCTGTTTGACCTCGATCAGTTGCGGCTTGAATACAGCCCTGATGAGTATGAAAACCTGCTGATGTGCCAGTTTGTGGATGACCTGGCATCTGTATTCCCGTTGGCAATGATGCAGGGATGCATGGTCGATAGCTGGGATGTCTGGGACGATTTCGAACCGCTGCTGATCCGCCCGTTTGGCTGGAAGCAGGTATGGATTGGCTACGACCCGGCGAAGGGGACGACAAACGGTGATAGCGCCGGATGCGTGGTCATTGCACCGCCTGATGTTCCTGGCGGTAAATTTCGAATTCTTGAACGTCATCAGTGGCGCGGAATGGATTTCCGGGCGCAGGCCGCAGCCATACAAGAGATCACCAGGCGCTATAACGTGACCTACATCGGTATTGACTCTACCGGCGTCGGTGATGGTGTTTATAAAACAGTGAAGCAATTTTTCCCGGCGGCCCGCGAGTTTATTTATAACCCCAACGTGAAAAATGCCCTGGTGCTTAAAGCTTGGGACATTGTTAACGCCCGGCGCCTGGAGTTTGACGCGGGTCTTACCGACATTGCGCAATCATTTATGGCAATTCGCCGAGCTACTACCGCCAGCGGCAACCGCCCAACCTATGAAGCATCACGCAGCGAAGAGGCCAGCCACGCCGATTTAGCCTGGGCGACGATGCACGCACTCTTTAACGAACCGCTGGAAGGAACCACCGCCAGCAACCAAAATATTGTGGAGATTTTCTGATGGGTAAACGTCATTACAGAAAGAAAAGCGCATCGCGCCAACCCGAAATGACAATGGCCAACACTGCCAGTTCTGCCCATGCAGAGGCGTTTTCGTTCGGCGATCCGATTCCGGTGCTCGACCGGCGTGAACTGTTTGACTATCTCGAATGTGTTCAGGTTGACCGCTGGTACGAACCGCCGATCAGTATGGATGGCCTGGCCCGAACTTACCGGGCGGCAGTTCATCACAGTAGTGCCATCCAGGTTAAGTGCAACATTCTGACCAGTACGTTTATTCCGCACCGATTCCTGTCACAGCAGGCATTTTCGCGCTTTGCACTCGATTTTCTAACGTTCGGTAATGCTTACTTCGAACAACGTGTAAATCGCCTCGGACAGACGTTGAGCCTGCAACCGGCACTGGCAAAATATACCCGACGCGGTGTTGACCCTGACCAATACTGGTTTGCGCAATATGGGTACAACAAAGAACCGTACCCATTTGAGCAGGGCAGGGTGTTTCACCTCATGGAGCCGGATTTAAATCAGGAGCTGTACGGCCTGCCGCAGTATCTGTCGGCTATCCCGTCGGCATTACTGAATGAGTCTGCCACGCTGTTTCGTCGTAAATACTATCTGAACGGTAGCCATGCGGGTTTCATCATGTACATGAGCGACCCGGCGGCAAATCAGGAAGATGTCGATAACATCCGCGAAGCACTTAAAAAATCAAAGGGGCCTGGTAACTTCCGCAACCTCTTTATGTATAGCCCGAACGGCAAGAAGGATGGGATTCAGATTATCCCTTTGAGTGAAGTCGCGGCAAAGGATGAGTTTCTGAATATCAAAAACGTGTCGCGTGATGATATGTTAGCTGCTCATCGAGTGCCGCCACAGTTGATGGGGATTATCCCGACTAATACTGGAGGGTTTGGGGATGTCGAAAAAGCCAGTAAGGTATTTGTGATTAATGAGTTGATACCACTCCAGAAAAAAATTGTAAGTTTAAATGACTGGCTGTCTGAAACGGTTGTAACTTTTAATGAGTATAAACTATAAGATTGAGGTGCACATATTATGTGCACCTCATAATTAGAATCCAAGTTCATCTCTAATGTTTGGGAATTTTCGAATTACAACGGGGTCTTTGATAATATGCCATTTCCAAAAAACAGAGAAAGGGTAGTCATCCCTGCACATTATGGCAATTCTTTCCTTTGCATCATTGATCTCTCTATCAATACTTTTTCTACTCGCTATTATGTTTTTTTGTAGCATAAAGTCTACATAGCACTCATTTAATTCTTCAAGTAAACTTTCCTTGGATACTTTTCTTAGTTCCGTGGCATCATCGTTAAAGCATTTGCGAATTAAGTTAGCAGTGTTGATCGCTTGTTGAGAGGGCGTGTTCGAAGCAGGTCTTATTTCTACTTCACCAACAGAAGCATTCCCAGCAAAATGTATTATTTCTTCAAAGACATCGATTGTTGCATCAGTGCAATTTAATAAATTTATATGAGTGCTACTTTTGATTCCATTGCAACGGCGACACGAAAAAAATAGATTATCCCATCCATACATAAGTAAAGGGTCATCTCCATGGGGCACAAAATGCTCAACTTCGGGATCAGACACGGATGCTTGTTCACAAATATAGCATTTGTTATGGAACATATTGCGTAGAGCAGTAATTACATCAGCTCCTCTCCAGCTTGTTTGATTTGCAAGACTGGGAGGGGCGTTTAATGGCCGTACAACGTTAAACATTTGGCTGCCCCTCTTCCCACTCAATAAATTTTGCTTTTGCTGTTAAAACGATAGATTTAGAGCGAGAATCAAGATTTACAAAATCTTCGTCAAGCTGATTAATCAACTCTAAATAACGTTCTCCAAAATCTGTTTTTTCTGCAAGTATTCTGAGCTCTTCTAATAGCGCATCTAAATTTTCTGAGTTAGTAGATTCTCTTAACAACCCTTTTATGATGGCGGTGTATGAATAATTAGAAACATCGGTTAATTTTTCGTTCGTACTTAAATTGTATATTAATGCATCAGAAACTGATTGAACGACAAATGGTGAGTGAGTAGATATTATAAATTGAATGTTCGGGAAGCTATTTGAAAAAAAGCTGAATACTTTCTTTTGTAAAGTGACATGTAGATGAGCATCAATTTCATCAATGAGCACAATCCCTTTTATTTCTGAACGTATTGTTTTACTTAATTCAGATAGCATTATCAACTCTGCATAAACAGCAAGAATAGAAGCATATCCAGAAGGCAATTTTTCCAGGTCATAAGGTTCTTTCCCTTCCTGAATAATTTCCATCCTTAATTTACTTCTGTTGAATTCTAATCTCAAGCTGCTGTCTTCGAAGAGTTCGCGAAGATCGCTGGCGATTCTATTTATTGTTGATGTTACTCTCTCAAATTCTGTAACCCCTCCAGCTCCTTTTTCAATAAGAGCATAGTTAGACATTGAAACTAAAAATCTTTCAAAAAAACTACTTGATGTCTGCTGTGGGTAAACATTGCTTTCGAAATCATTGTATAACTCATCAATGCTTGTCAAGAGTCTGTTGTTTTCACTTCTGTATGAGCGGTCAGCCCGGAAAATTCTATATATAAATTTTCTTTCTTTTAATAGATGAATTAACTCATCGACATTTTCAAATTTTATATCCATCGGCTTGCGAAAGTCTAATATATTTTGGTAATGTTGAATATGACCTAATGCTTGACTCCTATATGAATAAGTTGTATCTCCTCTTGCTTCATCATTTCTACGTTGTTGTTCTAGATTGTTAATTATCTGAATGATGTTTTCTGTCGTGTTATGGCTTTGGGTGGTAACAATGTCACTTATGTAATTATTTAATGACGATAAGAAATTAGTCTTACCAGCGCCATTATTACCGACAATAATCAGGTTCTGATCATTCAAAGTGATTTCATTAAGTGAACCGGTCTTCTCATATTTTATACTTTTGATATATGCTCTCATTTCATTTCCTTGTTATCATGTTTTCTTATTGATAATTTAATGTCATCTTTGCTAATTTCCTCTTTCTTACAGAAGTCGAAACATATATCAACTGATATATGAATAGTATATTTGACGACATCTAAAACGTACCAGCTATTACTATACTTAACCATGTTGAATACTACAACTTGTTACGATTGCATGTAATGATAAGTAGGAGTGAGAAGCCTTAATCAGGCCGCAGCTCGCCATCATGCGTGACTTGAGTATTTTCCAAGTCCACTGTCAATCCGATGTGTAAGGAATGGAAAATTCTGATAATACTGTGGGGGGATAGCATCGATAAGCATTAGCTTTAACCAACCATATTTCTCATCGGTAGAAGTAGATTTTCGCCTACCGTTTACATGCACCATATAATATTAACGAGATAGCGAAGAACAACGTTCAAAACGAACTATATTCGCATAGCCCATCAAATTGGAGCACTTCGCCACCCTTATGCTCATAGTCCGAGTCATCTTAGCGAGAGATTGTCTCAAAAAAGCGCGCTCGTAGCCCCGCCACGCCCGCCCGCTTTATGCATGGTTTTTCATGCGGGTGCATGGATAACGAAAAAGCCCGCCAGAGCAGGCGGGCCAGAGGATAAACGATCCTTTTCCGATCATTCAGTTTCATGCACCATAGTCATGCATTACTCAGGAGTTGCTTCTGGCGGTACTTTTTTCTTCCTGGTCGCAGCTCTTTTTGTTAATGGTCGACCACCATTGCGATCTCGTTCTTCATCTCGCTTAAATTTTTCATAGGTTTCAGTATCAAAGAATGAAATCGTTTCAATCTCATCTTTTGGCATCAACACCCTGAAATCACTGATATTTAATCTCGACATCCCACTTATGATACCACTCTCTAAATAGTGCTGATGATAGTTTGTGGTGATGTTAATTGTCAGATCATCTTTATCCCTATATCCACTTAACATCGGGAGTAGTTCCAAATGCTCAGATTGCCCATTTTCTAGAGCCGGGCATGTGACTAACCCAACATAAATTTTGCGTGTAGATAAGGTTACTATTACAGGAAACTGCCGAGCTGACGCTTCAACAAGCAGGGATTCGAAAGCATTTGTACCCACGACCTTTGCTAAGGCATCCCATCGGCGATCGCCTTTTTTTGTTCTTAGTTTGCTTAAACAACCAAAAAAAGCTGATAGCAGGATCGATAGAACTACCCACGCGACTTGCTTTATTTCATTTATTCGCTGTGTCTTGTCGGTAGTCGTGGAAAGCATTCCATTGAAGCTGTCAGTCGTAAGGCTAAGTGTCTTGGCTAGCCAGCGAAAACCACCTGTGACATTCAGCACGAAGGTTATAAACCCGCCCGCTAAAAAAAACACGACTCCCCAGGCAGCGACAAAAAAATAAGCGTCCCAACCAGTGGAACGCTTAAATGTATATCTTGTTGATAATGATAGGTTAACGTAGATAAATCCACTCACCAGTATCACAGCTAAAAGTAAAGTTGCCATTATTTTTGTCTGTAACGTGAATAGTATTTTGTTTTAACAGTGTATGGCTTGATGCTTTCGAGTTTGTCCATCTGGTCTTTGATTGCTTTTAGCGCATCTTCGTTAGATAGATCGACACATACGAAACCGTCTTTGTTCAGATTCAGCTTGTCTTGGTTATCTTTTAGTACTTTTGCCAGACGCTCAATGGGGTTACCCAGTTTTAGTGCAGCAATGTTTGACATAATCCCTCCTAACCCGGCGGCGCAATGGTACACGTGGTCACCGTTGAGAACAACATTTGCTTCATATCGATAAGACACCGATTTCAGCATCTTGTTGCATTAAAGTAACTTAAGTTGATTACCTCGTTGAAGGCAACAAATTCATAAAATATTTATGACAAGAGAGCATATCTTGTGTCTTTCGCCGAAAAGTGGCACAACTTTAACTTCTAAGCTCATACAGCTTCTCAGATAGCGCCATCATTACAATGGCATGATGTTCAATGTTTTGCATGCCAATTCCTGCTATTCAGTTTCCCTCCAAACCTCGTTGAATCTACCACTAAAAGAGTGGCATTTGTGGATCATACTCAACAGGTATCGACCGCCGATATTGCTCGGCCTCGTAGTAAATAATGAATCTGTCAGCCTCGTTACCATGGATAGGATGGTCAGGCCCGAGCATGAAATACCCGTCAAATGTCCGGCCCAGCCAGTAGTCTGTGAAACCTGCACGCTGAAACAAAACCCAGCCGCCGGGTTTATATTTTGGTAGCGCCTGGCCCTGGCGCACGGTCTGAAATCTCTGCTCTTGATTACCACCCATGCTCTAACGCCTCGCGTCGCTCGTTGTTCAACCCCACAACGGCCTAAAACAAGTTTTAGCCCGCTGCGGCGTTATCATTAACTGCACCGATGCTCGCCCTCCCTCACATCTCTATCCCAGAAATCCGCAATCAGCGCCGTTCGTAAATTTTTCTTGTTATCCAACGTGATGTATTCCATTCATTCGGCTCTGTAAAAAATACTCTCTTCGCGTTCATCGTTTTCATTGTGTGTAAGGTCAGCGATTAAACTTAGGGCCAATTTAAGATCTGACGGCTTGCAGTTTGCAATAAGTGAAATTTCTGCAATAAATTGCACGCACGCCATCTGATGCTGCAAACGACTAACATCCTCTACAACCATGAAATCCCTCCCAGCAAGGATACTGTATAAACATACAGTAGCACGTAATTGCAAAAAGAGAAAAGGGGGATTTACGGATGAAAATGCATTTTTTGAGATGGCTGTTTTGTGTGACTTATTAGCCACCTACGGAAAATATGAAGTTTGTCTTACTGACTGAGTGGAAATTGGTCGTCTGATGAAAAGGGGAATTTTGCCCGCTAAAGCGCGGGCGCGTGACATGTCACATAATGAGTTTTACCTCATGCCATCCGTTTGTAGCCCAGCATTTAGAATCGCCCTGGCATGGGCACGACGCAACCGGGAGGCTGTCGCCGCATTTCCTGCATTTCCGGGTGCTTATCGATTTAATGCGCCCACGTGTGCGGGCGTCATCCTGCCGGATCAGCATGGCAATATATTCGCCGGTGTCGTAGGGTTCCTTACCGGGTCGGCGCGCGGCGCAGTTTCGCGCCAGCATTTCCCTTTCTTGCTCATCCAACACCACTTCAATTTTCTGCTCACCGGCGGCTGTTTGCCGTGCACGTTGCGCGGCTTTGCGCTGTGCTGATGTTTTCGCCATTGGAAACCTCGCTATGTAATCAGGATGTAGAGTCAATCTGGTTTAGGGCAACCATGATCGCCAGGCGCTCCGATGCTGGCAGGGCCGCATATTTATCTGCCCAACGCTTTGCTTTGCGCTTAATGCGGCTCCGGTCGTTATAGTCTTTTCCCGCAAACGTATGTGAATAGGCACGGCCAGCAGCAAAATTCATCCAGATTTTCTCTGTTCTTACACCTCCCCTGGTCATGGCCTGAAATTCTCGCGTACGCCAACCGGGCAGCGCGTTGTCATAAACGGACGACGGATATCCTGACACGATGACGCTAACGTTTTCCGGTAACGAAGACAGACACTGCAACAGGCGGTAATGGTCGTTTAATGTGTATTCGTGGCGATACCGTGCGGAGCTGGATCTCGTTGCTGGCAAATAGGGTGGGTCGGAATAAACCAGAACCTGACCCGCACTGGCAAAGTCGAACCCCTGGAGGAAATCGACGGCATCACCAATATCTATAAACAGGTTGTCGGCCAAGGCATCCAGAAATTCAGAGTTGTCATTGTTGAATGACTCGATAGTTTCCATGTCGATATCGATACCCCAATTTTTCAGGGCGGGCGGTTTACGCAGCATGACAGCACCGCCCCCGAGGTGGGTTTCAATGTATGTATCATGCGGTGGCATTTCCGCGATGATTTTTTGATAAACGCCGCTGGCGGCCTTACTTCCCAGATAGCTCATTATTTTATCTCGGCTGCAGCAATGTCATTTCTGACACTACTGCAGCATGGTTAAAAATGACGGTGCTCGATGAAATGGCCAACACGATCAAAACTGACTGTGTGGGTGTCTGGTACCGCATTGTTACTTCTGACCATGCGGTACCCGCGTGTCTTTTCCTCCGCATTAAGTAAGCCAGTCCAAAAAGATGGATTTGATGAATGACCAGGAAATTGAACCCAAGGTGAGACTTAAAATGTAAACGTGTATCCCCATGGCTAAACCAAAACCCGCGCAAATGGCATTGTGCACAATGTCGAATTTATTCACCTTGAACCCCCGCATTTACTTTGATGGCGAAGACTTTCACTGGCTCGTTGCCAAAATGTTTGTGGGTGATGGCTTTGATTTCAAAACCGTCCCAGGGAATATCAATGCGACGGCTAGCGTCGTCTTTGCGTGGGTAGCCACGGGTGATAATTAAGCGATCATAATCGCGACCGAAAAGGCGCTTACCCCAATATGGTGTTACTAGCCGGTATTCTTCGGTTTTTTCTCCGTGCTTCATGGCGTCGAAGTATTCACCTTTAACCGCTAATTGCAGCGTTTTGACTGTCATGAGTGACCCTCTTTGTTTGCATAAGCAGAGCGCAGCCTTGTCACCAGTGTGTTGACCGTTTCTGCCGTTGATTGCGGTATTTTTTCTCGCGTTCGATAAAGAGCGCCGTCGCTTCGGGCGCAGTAAAAAACGCCGTCCAGGGCTATGCGATGGCCCGCCATCAGCAGGCCTATTTCTGTTTCCCCGATATCCCAGCCAATCGACCGGGCAAAATCCCGGATTCGTTCGGCTTGCTCTCCCGGTTGATACCGCGCTGGAATCAGCTTCCGGCGCTCGCGTTTCTGCCGTTCCTCTTCATGAAATTCATTGGAAAGCCGCGCCGCGACTGCTTTTTTCTCTTTCCTGGATAGAGCGGAGTAGTCCACGCTCGAGCTGGCAGCGTCATTTCCGACCATGGACAGGGGAGCGGGTTGTTTTTCAACCGTTCGCGGCTCCCGCGTACAGTTATTGACAGAACTCCGAGGGGCGGCGCTGCCGCCTGAAACGTCAAAATCAAAATCGGGCGTGTCGTTTGCGGCGCGCTTTGGCACGATTTTGTATTGCGTGGTGCGAGTATAGATAAGGGATGACTCACCCATAAACGGGCAATAGATGCCGGATATGGTTGTCACATCGTCGCCATACGCGTTGCCGTTTTCGATGACGTCATAGCTCAGGCGAACACGGAGACAATCACGGGCAACAAGTGGCCCGCCCTGCGCGGTAATATAGGCGGCCCAGTTTCCCTCGTCGGCGGCGGTATGGGCATCGGTTATTTCGGGATGCAGGACCAACTCACGATCACGAAGACGGCGCAACTCGCGATACACCGTGACGGGCGCCCCACCAATTTGCTGAAACTGGCGTATAGCCCAGCGTGATGACCAGGCACTGACACGGCGGGCCATATCTTTCAACGGCTCGCCGGTCTCGTCGTCCGTTTCGTCATCCAGCGCGTAGCCATCAATATTTTTACTGATGTATTTCGCGATATACCCGGTGGCGCTGCCTTGCTCTTCTTCAATTGGCTTACATAGAAAACGATTTTCCTGTGCGCCGGGTTCATGCCCGTCTTCTTTGAGAGCGTATTTGCGGAATATAGCCCGGACGAGATCAGTATGTTCCGGACGCATGAACAGCAGCAGATGCCAGTGCGGCGTAGCATCGTGGTGAGGCTCTACGACGCGGAAGCCGAAAACACGGATGCCTTTTCTTTTCCAGGCTGCGCGGGTTTTTGACCAGACCTTGCAAAGATAATGCTGGGTTTCACGGGGAGATGCGCCAGTGTATTTATCATTACGGCGTCCGTTGCTTTGCGTGGAGTGATAACGGGAAGGGGCTGTCAGTGTGTAGAAATCCCCAACCAGCCCAGCCTCCTTGGCGAGGTCTTCAAAACCGCGCATTCTAACCATTAGCTCGCTACGGCGAATTGCCGGGTTAGCGATGCTGCCATGTACCTTATCTGCCAATGAGATACGTTCGCCGGTATCTTCGTCTTCCAGCTCCATTGCGTTGATATATTCGCGGTTGGCCTTTTTCTGGGCCTGCCATTCGCTGACACATGGATCGCTGGCATAAGGGGCTGATTTCTTTTGGACATAGCCTGTTGCAATCATCAGATGTTCACGCCAGCGGGCGTGCATGCGGCGCAGGCGATTAAGCCACCATGCCGGAGTCTGGAGGCGGGCCACTGCACTAAGTGCGGTTTCGGCTTCAAGAGTTTCGTCACAGTAAGCGCGCCAGGCAGGGACGCTTGTATTCAGATGTGAGGCCAGAAAGCCCATGCGCCCATAACCGGAAAGGGTAGAAAAATGCGGGTCTTCTGTCCGGGCCATCTGGAAATCAAACTCGCGCATAAATTCGCTACCCATGATGTCAGCCAAGTTATGCGCCAGTCGTTTCAGTTCTTTTTTGCCAGCCCACAGCAACCGCCAAAATTGATCGCGCAATGGCATTAGCACCGCAGGGAAAGCCCCCTGCGGTAGATATCGGTCATTTACGCTGTCATAGCGGCTCAGCACGTGGCGTTCGAAAGTTTTTACCAGCCAGTTGTCTGCGGCGGCCTTTCCTTTGTTGTCGAGCTGCTCCAGCTTCTGGGAGTAATAACGGCGAATGTAATGCGGCAGCGCCGCCAGGCGGCGGCGTAGATATTTTGCGTTATCGGGCTTTTCATCCTGATCAATCAAATCCTGTAGTGGCAGCCATTTACGGCTACCTTCAGGAGTAAGGTAATGCAACCCCGGAGCGGATATAGTGAACTCGGCCCCGCCGACAGCCGGGCGGGGGGCATTCCATGGATAGGCGAAAACGGCATCAGTCATAACACCGCCTGCATAGCTGCTGCTATAAATGCCGCGGCGGCATAAGCGTTTATGGCGTTTCCATATCCCTTGATTCTGCCGACGCGGTTGCTGCTTGCCACTCTTGCCACCCCGGACTCGACTCGTCCCAGGCGTGCGGCAGCCCCATCAACCAGCGGGAATGTGCCGGGTTCAACTGGACGCCATTTGCCATCTCGACAAAAGAGCCAATCCGCATCTCGCCAAAAACCGTTAACCTCAAGGGTAATGGGGGAAGCGACGTCACATTGACCCCCGATCCCTTCAAGTTCCCTCCACACAGAACTACCGTCTTCCTCAAACTGTCCGTGTTCACCGAGGCATTGCAACCGGTTCTTGCTGTCGAACCAGCCATCGGGGTTGGCCATCCGGATAATTTCACTGCGCCCGAAAGGTTTTGTAGCCCCCGGGGTGTTTCCGGCTGTGGGTTGGTGTTGCATGTTGGCGTAGGCCACCCCGCAAACTTGACCTGCTGCGTAAGGCTGCTGCCCGTCATGTTCGGTGTTATTCCTGTCCCGCCCCGGTTCCCGTCGGAATGACTTGGTGTTGTCCATGCTGCCAACACGGCAAAATCCTGTAGATTGGGCTGTCGCCCGGCTTCTTTGCGCGCTATCACCTTCAACCAATCCTGGTAACAATTTTTGATGTTGCTGGCTAATGGACTCGGCCACCCAGTAAGCTCGCTCTCTGATGTGCGGCGCGCCGATGCTCGCTGACGTAAACGGCGTAATCCCGAAGGCGTAGCCCACTCCTTCCAGGTCTGATTGAACAAGGTCGAACCATGAGTTTGCGTTACCTGCTGCAACTTGCTCGCCAAAAGCATACTGAGGCCTACACTCGCTGATGAGATGGAAGAATGTGGGCCATAAGTGCCGCTCGTCAGCAAACCCATCTCCTTTGCCTGCCGAGCTGAAAGGTTGGCACGGGCAGGAGCCTGTCCAAACTGGTTTGTCGTCCGGCCAGCCCGCGAGTCGCAGGGCATGGGACCAGGCGCCAATCCCGGCAAAGAAGTGGCATTGTGTAAATCCTTTAAGGTCGTTAGGTGTGACATCTTCAATACTCCGCTCGTCAACTTCACCCGCAGCGATGTGACCGCCGGCGATTAAATTACGCAGCCACTGTGCTGCAAATGGATCGATTTCGTTGTAATACGCTGCTGGTTTCATGCCTGAACTCCGGCAGACCAATTGCAACCTTTAGCCAGATCGACACCGGACCAGATCGGGCGAGGGCGAGAAACAGCAATTATTTCGTTTGCGATTTTGCCGCCTCCGGCATCAATGTTGATGCTGCGGGGGGCTGTTATACGGTGAAGGGTAAACGTGCGGTAAAGTGACGCCACCAGAGAGGTGTCAGCATTGGATGCTATGACCGGATGGCCTTGTGATGATCGGCGTTCCAGAATGGATGCCAGATGATACTGCTCATCCTCCCCAAAACCGCTAGTGTGATAATTGCTAAACGTTCCGTCATACGGCGGGTCGCAATAAACCACATCACCATGTTTCAGCATTGCCAGCGTTTCGTCGAAACTCGCGCAGATAAAAGTTGCGCGTTTTGCTTTTTCGGCAAATGCGCGAATTTCGGCTTCTGGGAAATAGGGGCCTTTATAATTGCCAAAGGGCACATTAAATCCCCCGGCTTTATTGTATCGGCAAAGCCCACGATAACTATGGCGGTTCAAATAGAGGAAATAGACAGCCCGGTGTAAACAGTCCAGATCGTTGTCATAATTGAATGCTTCGCGGACACGGTAATAGCTTTCTGCAAGGCTATGACTGCCGAACATCGCGCGGGCTAGTTCGATGAATTTATCCGTGTCGTTACTGATGACTCGGTACATGTTGATCAGATCAGGATTGATATCCGCAATGAGGTACGCCGGATAATCAGTCGCCATCATCACGGCACATGAACCCGCGAACGGTTCTACCAAGCGTAATCCAGCGGCGGGCAGGTGTTCTAGCAACTCATGCATAATGGCGGTCTTGTTGCCCGCCCATTTTAGAATGGTGCTCATAATCCACCTCGGTAGTGTTTGTTTTTCAGCTCGCTGATGGTCTGGCAGGTCACGCAACACTCAACGCCGGGCACAGCAATACGGCGTGCTTCCGGGATGGGTGCGCCGCAGGCGTCACAGAAGAAAAGAGAAACCGCAGCTTGTTTGCTGCGGGCGTTGCTGATGTGGCGATCGCGTTCTTCCTGCTCTCGCTGCTGTATAAGGTCCATTGCGTCGGCCATCAGTGGATCTCCGCAGCTTCGTTGCGGTATTTTTCCGCTTCCTGCCGCAACAGTTCGGCGGCTTCGCGGTGGCCCATTTCGCCGGAAACGATGTGAGCGGCGAGCACCTCCAGACGCGATGCGGTTACATCCGCGCGCCCCCGACGCTCTTCGAGACGGGCCGCCCGAAGTAACGCGGGGGTAATTCCGGCATCATCCGGGCCTATTTTGGTGCTGCGGGTTTCAATATTTTTCATAAAGCGAACTCCAGATTTAGGGCAAAAAAATCCCCGGCGGGTTTACGCCATGATTTTTTTTGCGGGTTAATTACTCAGGTAATTTGGTTTCGTACTCTGAAATCCAACGCGGGAGAATTTGCCCCCATCGTGCAATTTCATTCATTGATTTGATGATTAGCAGCCTGCGCGCCTCATCAAAATATTCAAACGGTTCCCCGATTTCCTTTGCCTGAAAAGTGCCTGGCGCATTACGGTTAGCCAGCGTTAAAACGACAAATTTAAAATCGGCTGACATGCGGTTGAAATAACGCAGCGCCTTATTACTCGTTGCTGCCTGCTGCCAGTGGTAACGCTGAAAAAACTCCTCCCCGGACATTTGGGGTTTCACGTCAGCATTATTAAGCGAACTCGCGTTAGTAGTACTGTTGCTCATAACGCCTCCAGAAGAATTTCAACAACCGGGCCGTGAACGGCTTACGGGCTTTTGAGTGCAATTCACTTAACAATGCAGACTGGTCACGACTGGGGTGCCAGCGCTTGCCATCTTTACCCATGATCCAGCCGTTGCCGTACGACGGTGAAGAAGACTGCCGGGTCAGGAGTGATGCGAATGACGGTATAACCTGTTCCTGTGCCAAAAAATTTGCATTGCCGGGTAAGGACGGTTTAGTTTCCTCTATACGATTTAACCCATTTCTAAAGCATTGTTTGCATAAGGAAGAAGAGCGTGTGGACTCAACCAGAAAAAGAGCGCATTGAAGAGCTTGAGCGTGAGATTTTATCTCTTCGCAACGATTTAACTCTTCACCAGGTAATGATATCTGGCTTAATAAATATCCTTCTTGGTGGTGGTTCTGAACAGCGAGAGTCATTTTTTTTAGCCCTCCGTAAAGAGTTAAATAAGCTTCCAAATGGTTCCATTGCCAAACAAGAACTTGAATTCAATATTCAGAAGTGGATTGATGCTCAACGCTAATTGAGTCAAAAGTACGCATAAGAGGTGACGGTGTTTTCACCATCACTTCTTTCACGCTTTCACCACGAAAAGAGCGCCCGTTCTTCAACGTGAAAAAATAACTTCCAGCTTGTGAAATTGATGGATAACAAAACGCCACATCATCCTCATGCAGGCAATAAGTACCGTTGTTGAGCTTGAAGTGGTAATAAAGTCCTGCCTTCTGCGTATGCATAATTTCCCCCTCGGATCTGTTACAGCAGACCGAACGACGCGCCGAGGCCCGTCACGGTATCAATGGCACTTGCCATCGCTGGGTTTGTTTTCAGCCGGGCATCAACTGCCATGGCAGCCAGCGCAAGGCAGCGCATCCCCGAATTGGCGCTATCAACGAGTGAGCGGCGGGATAGCAACGTCATACGTGGATTAGCAACCGTATTGGCCGCAATCTGCCCGATATGGGCTGTGGCCTGCATTACATAGGTTGAAAGTTTGTCCTTCGTCAGTTCGTTAATGGGCGTGCAGGGGAGGCAATGCATCTGTGCCAGGAAGCCATCGACCAGCGTCGGGTCTTCGGTCAGGTCGGTCAGGAGCCAAATATCTTCAACGTACAGGTGGTGCGGCTGTTCAGGGTTCAGCTTGTTGCGCAGGGTCTGCTCGTTCATTCCTGCGCGGCGCGCCAGATCAGCCAGGTTATGGCGTAAAGCAAAAGCCCGACAGGCTTCGGCGTAGTGCGGCTGTTTGGAAACTTGAAAATCAAACATGTTGGTATCCCTTTCAACTTGCATAATCGAGATGGTTAAACAACGACGTACTTGCAGTTGATACCTTGCTGGAGCAGACGAGCGCGGAAAGCAACCATGTTGATACGAGCTGCGCCGCCGTCTTTTTTACGAGGCATCAGAAGCAAGTCACCATCCGCAACCATCTGTTTTACAGTGCGTAGGCCGTATCCGTAGTGCTCTGCAAACTCCTCGTAGGTCATTAGATCCGGGCCAGACGGGATTGCAATTTGTGGAGTCATAGGGGAATATCTCCGGTTAACTGTTGTTCTGGTGCATTGGCGTGCATTTGGGTACTACGGGGTAAGACTAATTTCACATCGTGAGAAGGTCAAGCCTTAAATGTGAATATTTGGGTAAAAAATGGGAAATGTGAAAGGTAGCGCGAAAGACATTCTTGAGCGGATGAAAATTGCATATGGTGCAGAAAGCAATACTGCGCTGTCCAGGCTGACTAATACTCCCGCTTCAACTATCAGCAATTGGCTTGCAAGAGAAAGCATTCCTTTCCGGTATGTGTTTGAATGCGCACGTGTAACAGGCAAGGATATTGAATGGATTTTAAATGGCAATCTCGAAAATGCGAGTTTTGGGGTTGCAGACACCTCCAAAAAATCACCTGAAACCTCCATTTACAACCAGATAGTTGAAAGTGGAGGTCTTCCTGTACTCCAGCGCATTTTGCGGGCCTACGGCTTCACCATGCAAAAACAACTAGGCGACTTGTTAGGGATATCATCCGGCACAATGAGCACTTGGGTGCGCCGCAATTTTTTCCCTGGCGATGTTGTTGTGACGTGCGCATTAGATACAGGAGTGAGCTTAGAGTGGCTGGCAACTGGTAAAGGTGCAATGAGATCTACAGCCAACAAAGACAAAGGTAGTTTGATTACTCATCTTGAATTGTTTGCAGGAAAAATAACCGAGAAGGGACAATTGTTAATTGACAAAAAACTTCTCCCTGAAAACTTGTCTTATCCTGTTTTCTTATCTGGCCCCAAGATGGATTGGATAATTGATAGAGATAGAAATGAAATTGTTAGTGGTACACTTCTCCTCAACATTGATGGCGAACTTGATGTTTATAATGTATCTAAAAAGCCGGGTAATAAAATAACGATTTGCAATGTTGATAATGGTGTCGATTTTACCTGCGGGTCAGATGATGTTAGTTCTGAGGGGCGCATTATGCTAACGTTAGTGTCTAACGTATAAATAATATAAAACAATAGAATGTAACTTAAATTCATGGTGAATAATATGGGAAATATTGCTAGTAAATTAGTTTTATCTCTGGCCGTTCTCCTTCTTTCTGGCTGTAAATTGGAATGGTCCTCTCAAATCCTTTATTCGAAATTGTTTGATAAAAACATAACGGTAGCCACCTCGACGCTTGTTGCCGAGGTGGCAGCGTGCAATAGCTATGAAGATTCACGTAAACCTTCTGACTCGTTGTTAAGGGTTCAGCAAGCAGTTACAGATGTTTTCACTGATGCTAAATTTGACGAGTGTTTTACACAGAAGTTTAATTCCTTTGCAAAATTCACCCTTCCCATAGCATATGGGTCGATTGAGATGCTAAAGCCTGAGCATCCTAAATTGCGAATCCTGTCATATCCAGATAAAGGGGTTATCGTTAACATATCACCCACTTTAGAAGATAAATTAAGAACCTATCAAAACAATAAATTTAGCACTACCGACTTCAAACCTTCCGATGTTTCAATAATAATTGACCTGAAAAATGATTCAGGAAGCGATCAGAAAATTAATGTTCAAGGCGCATATTTAAATAACTTCCCGCTAATTAATCAGTCTGAGATTGATTTCAAAAAAGGCGAGTCATTCAACTTTAGGTTATCTAATGTAACTGCTGAAACTATGTTCCTACCCGCTAAATACAAACAACCTGCATTTTTCATGAAGGTTCAGGGGGACTAAATGGCGATTTCTAAGTTGGCGACTGGACAATGGCTTTGTGATTTTCGCCTTGATGGAAGAAACAGTCGCCGCGTGAGAAAAATGTTTGATACGAAAGGGGAGGCCGTCGCCTATGAAACGTATTGCAAGGAAGACGCGAAGGATAAACCCTGGAAAGCTGAGAAGGAGGATCGACGCAGGTTAAGTGAAATCATCCAGCTTTGGCATAGCTTGCATGGACAGGCACTTGTTGCAAATAAGTCGCGCCTGGCAAAGCTGCAAATTGTTTGCAATGGTCTCGGCGACCCGATTGCATCGCACCTGTCAGCAAAAGACTGGGCGCACTATCGTGACCGCCGGTTACGTGGGGAAATCGATAACGGGTATCACAAAGACCCGGCTGACTGGATCGCGAAGCCGATAACGGTAAACCGTGAGCAACAATATCTGGCGGCGGTCTTCAATGAGCTTAAGCGCCTTGGTGAGTGGAACCTGCCGAACCCGTTAGATGGTGTGCGCGTTTTTAAAGAAGCAGAAAAAGAAATGTCCTGGCTTACGCCGCAGCAAATTGTTCAGTTGTTCAAAGCCTGCGAGCAGTACGGAAAAGAGCACCTCACTACCATCGTGAAGGTTTGTCTGGCAACAGGTGCGCGCTGGAGCGAGGCCGAGCGGCTAACACGTTCCCAGCTCTCACCCCATAAGCTGACCTTTACCAAAACGAAGGGTAAGAAAAACCGGACAGTGCCGATCCCTCAATGGCTGTATGACGAGTTGTCGCCAATGCAGGGGCGTTTGTTCCGTCCCTGCTATCAGGAGTTTAAAAAGATGTTCCGGCTGACAGATATCGTGCTGAGCGAAGGGCAGAAAACCCACGTATTGCGACACACGTTTGCCGCTCATTTTATGATGAACGGCGGTAACATCCTGGTGTTACAAAAAATTCTTGGACATGCCAACATCCGGGAAACCATGAAATATGCGCACTTTGCCCCTGACCATCTTGAAGAGGCCGCAGTGCTCAATCCGATTGCCGAACCGGCGGCCATGCTGTCCACACTCTGA